GGACCACTTCGAACACTCACTGAGCATGAAGCCATTAATGGGGTTCTTGGAAACAAGTTCATACCACCACTCAGAATGGACACATCTCCTGGATTTCCTTACGTCAAAATGAGGCCATCTGGAGAAACTGGACGACGATTTCTTTTTGAAGAATGCGGAACAACCGCTGACGGACACCCACTCTACCAACCTGGACCTATACTCCGAAAAGATCTTGATCTCATTTGGAATGGACTTGCTGAGGGGAAAATTCTCAAGAACTATTATTTGGACTGTATCAAGGTTGAGCGTCGCAAGATGGCTCGCTTGTACAAATCTCGATTTTTCAACATTCACAATGTTGCTTGGTTGATTGTATACAAACGACTCTATCTTGCTTCTGCTGCCTTTTCACTATCCAAGAAACAAGCATTGGGAACTACTCTAGGCATGGACATGCACGGACCTGACGTTTCTGCTCTTATGAATTGGATGCGAGAAGCTGGAGACAAATACATAGCTGGAGATATTGCTGGATGGGATGGAAATCTATCTAGTGAAGTCATCGCGTCAACAATGACTACCGAAGCTAAGTTTTTGGACCTTCATGAAAGCTTTGAGCAGATACCTCAGAAAGAAAAGGAACAAAACTCTCTACGACGAATTGTCTTGATCTATGGAATAAACAACCGCATTCACATTGTGGGAAACACCGTTTATATAGCTCTTCAAGGCATGCCTTCTGGACACGGAGCAACAGCTCAAACTAATTCAAATTCAAACAAGTTTTGTGGATATGCGAATTGGGAAGAACTGTGGCTCGCCCTGTACACCCGACTCAGAATGCTCGGACTCGAGAATCAATTCGACATCGAAAAAATTCTTGAAATGAGTAAATTTGAACAAAAGGACATACACACACGGGAGGTCGTGCAGGGAGACGACAATGGAGCCTGCGTGAGCGACGCAGCTGTTGAAGTCTATAACAATGTGAGCATTTGCGAAATCTATGCACACTATGGAACAGACTGTCAACCACCAACAAAAACGCAAGACGGAGTACATGTGCCGTACACCGAAATTGAAGATTTCGAATACTTGAAATGCAATTACGAACGTGATTCAAGTTATCGAACAATCTGGCATGCAAAGATGAGTACCGACGTAATTGAAGAACTCACCAACTGGGTCACCATTCATGGGGATCCAGAAGAATTGTTTTATTCAAATATGGATGACGCACAACTCTTTGCATTCGGCCACGGCGCAGAATACTACACCTCGTTCACAGCCAAAGTGAACAAAACTCTTCATGAGCATCAAAAACCTATGCTCACGACAACCTACCAAGATCAAAGGATGAATTTTCTATCAAAATTCGGAAAGTTCATTCCTTTGGTCGGTGGAGTAGAGTCGAAAACGTAATTCGTTACAAGTACCCTCTACTTCATTATCACCACAACCTCTCAGACATTAGGCTCTTTACTACTTAAAATTAAAGCTATTGGCACATGAGTAAGTCTTCTAGAAAATCTTCGAGATTTGCACTCTGTTCACACCTGTGAATTATGACGCATAGAAGCACGTGTTAGTCGATATTTTATTATTATTCGGTCTTTTCAAAAAAAAAAAAAAA